ACAGGTTAGCCCCGGACAAGTCAGCCTTGGACAAGTCAGCCTCGCGCAAGTCAGCCCCGTACAAGTACGCACCACGTAATTTAGCTCCGGACAAGTTCGCTTTGGACAAGTCAGCCCCGGACAAGTCAGCCCCGGACAAGTTAGCCACTGACAAGTTAGCCCCGGACAAGTTTGCCCCTGACAAGTCCGCTTTGGACAAGTCCGATTTGGACAAGTCCGATTTGGACAAGTCAGCCCTGGACAAGTCAGCCCCGGACAAGTCATCCCCGTACAAGTTAGCCCCGGACAAGTCAGCCCCGGACAAGTCAGCCCCGTACAATTCAGTCCCGGACAAGTTAGCCCCGGACAAGTCAGCCCCGGACAAGTCATCCCCGGACAAGTCCGCTCCCGACAGATCGTCAGGGTACTCCTTACCATTTATTACTCTTGGCATATTCCCTCTCAACAGGCTCATCAGTGCCGGTTCTCCCGGACAGACGCGGATAGCCGCGTCAGTGCCGGTTCTCCCGGACTGACACGGCTATCCGCGTTTCGCCTATTGCTCCTCGATATACTTTTTAGCTATTTCGAGGATCGCGCTATCCAATGGCATGGCATCGCCACCTCTGCCCTTCTTGCGTGCCCAAACACAAAGCCCATAGAAGTCCGCGTCGACGAGCTCCCCGGCGTCGACAAGACGAGGCCACAGCCAGTCGCTAACCGCCCAAAATGAGACGGCTCCCCGCTCGCTAAGAGCAATGGCCTTCTCACTCAACTCGAGCATATCCTGATGAAGGTCAGAGTATTTCTGACCTTCGGCCAATGTCTTTATGAGCGGTGTAACAAGGCAGAGAACGTGCCTGTCTACGATCTGTGAAGCGGCGGCATTTATGTCCACGACACTCTCCTTAGAAATAGTTGCGGAATAACATGGAGCTGAATATCAGCTCCCCTAAGTTCTTGAAATATTCTGGCATCGCGAGCCGCTTGGCAAAGTCGCGATCCCGGTTACGCATCGCGATCGCGACTTTAACAGTGAAATTTTGTAGCATTTTATTACCCCTTGCACGGGCAAGTGCAAGCGCACTTGCACGGCCCCTCCCTAGTGGTTTCTTCGGGAAACACCTCGTAGAACGCGGCGGCCCTTTGCGCCCGCGCCCGGTTCCCCGCCTTGTTTGCGGCCTTAACAGCCGCTCTCTTTGACTTTTGTTCTTCGGTCATTTTATTTCTCCTGTTTGGTTAATGACGTGTAACACGTCAAGTATTACACTAAGAGTAATATGTAATACGTCAAGTGTTACATATTACTATTCTGTTGCAGTTCGACCCAGGAATTGGGTCGGTTGGAAGTGGATGATAGAGGAAATACACCCCTGCCATGCAGTGTTCCTGCTGGCCGTTTATATTATTTGTCTTAAACACGGGCTTCCGCCCGCCGGAGTCTGGCTTTACGAAAAAGCCAGCTCCTTCCGGGCGCTGCACAAGCAGCCCCTTGATGTGCACATACGCCTTCCCGAAATCTGAAGAGCGCTGAATGAAAGCCATATTATTTTCTCCTCTGTTTGGATTTGATAAGTGTAATATAATAGCACTGGTGTAATACGTCAAGTGTTATTTTGACTTATTTTCGTGGCCGGTCACGAACTCGCATGTGCTTGGAGGCGTTTGAGTGTAATTTGCAGAGGCAAAATACGAGCTAAGTGTAATAAGAGATCGCTAAGCTGTATATAAATATGCGATTCGGTGTGTAATTTTTAAGTCGCCGCAAATATCTTTTTGTATACAGCTTGTAGAGGGAGATTGCAAAAATAATACTTTTAAGCTGTATTTTAAAAAGTAAAAAGGTGGCCTTTTTTGGCATTTTGAAAAACAGAGACGTAAGTTTTTTTTAGAAAAGTGTAGTAGGAAATTCATTTTTTATAATACATTCTATAATATATAATATATTACACTGATAGTGATATTAGGTGTATTATGAAAAGTATTATAAAAAATGAATTTCGTACTACACTTTTTGCCATTTTTTAAAATTTCGCGAGGGTTATATTTTTTTAGAGACTCACTAATTGTATATATATATATAGATAGAAAAGTATAGTAGATTTTGTTTTCCCTTTAATTTCAATGTGTTAGCCACAATTTCCGGTTTTTGGCAGTGTAGTAAATCCTTTATAAACGAGGTATAAGTTTGTTACATGTAAAAAGCGATTTTTAAAAATTTAAGTGTAACACGGTTTTCACTTCTCGCATATTTTTATACAGCAAGCCAGTTTACATGTAACACTACTACAGACATACTATTCACGGCAGCTCGGTCTCGCGATTGAGGTTTTGTAGTATGTAATGTGTAGTATGTAGCAGAGGAAGTTGGGGTAAACGGGTTGGCGGTCGGATTGGTGAAAATAAACTACCCCCGCTCTAAAACCGCGTCTAATTTTCAAAATCATGTATTACACTGTTAGTATCACCGGCGGCCCAAACCCTAATTGCCTGACAGCAAAGATTATGATACTCAAAGTTTGGAGGCCGCATGAGTCACGATAAACAACTGATCGACATCGCTGTTGAGTTCAACAACAACCCTTGCCTTGCGCATCGTGTTATATTTCCACATAGACATAGTGCCAAGACATCTGCCGCGCACGACGAGCTGATACGGTTGTTTCATGATCAAAGCGTGCAGAATGTCATAGGGTTGTGCTTTCGCGGTTTCGGTAAATCCACACTTGCTGAGGAAACCGTCGTGCTGGAAGCGGCCAGCGGGCTCGTAAAGAACGTGATTGTGCTGGGGGAGTCTTACACAAGAGCCTGCGAGCGCCTCAGATCGATCCGGCGAGAGCTGGAGAACAATGAGTGGATCGCCGCCATCTATGGCCCGCAAATGGGGGACACCTGGTCTGAGTCAAAGCTCGTGCTTGCCAATGGCACTGCCATAACCGCGCAAGGACAAGGCATGGCTTTGCGCGGGATGAAACACGACACAAGCAGACCAGATCTTATTTTCATTGACGATCTTGAAAGCGAAGAGACTGTCGGCACTCCAGCGGCCCGGGAAAAGCTGAGCGACTGGTTCTACAAGGACCTGATGCCGGTCAATATGCGCGCCCGCAAGCTCATAACGGCGACGCCGCTCGACCCAGAAGCGCTTGTCGTAAAGCTGTCCAAGGACCCTGCTTATAAGACTTTGAAAGTGCCGATTGATTACATTGATGAGAACGGAGTGCGGCAGGCCACGTGGCCAGAACAGTTTCCCCTGGAGATCATTGACGATCTAGAGGACAAATTCAGACGTGCCGGAAAACAAGCGGCGTTCGCGCAGGAATACAGGGTGCAGGCTGTAGACCCTGCTACCAAATTGTTCCGGCATAACATGTTCAAATGCGACCCATCGCTAAAGCATACATGGGAGCCTGTATATATAGTATACGATCCTGCCAGGACTAACAAAGCAACAAGCGCGACTACAGGCTATGTAGCAGCTTCATGGGTTGGGCGTAAGCTCATTATCTGGGAAGCTGGCGGGGAACGGTGGATGCCATCGGAAATGATCGAGCATATGTTCGCGATGGAAAGAAAGTATGAGCCTATCGTTATAGGAGTGGAAAAGGACGGGTTGTCGGAATGGATCGAGGAGCCTATCAGGCAAGAACAGATTAAGCGAAGCCTCGTCATCCCTGTCAAGGCCATCAAGGCGCCGCGCGACAAATTGAACTTCATTCAGAGTTTGCAGCCATTGATGGTCTCTGGTTCGATAGTGTTTGCTGGAGACCATGGTGATCAATGGGTTGTAGATACCATCAATCAGTTTTTGTCATATCCATCCGGGGCCATAGACGTGCCGAACGCGATGGCGTATCTTCTGAACGATCAAGTGAAGCAAGGGACTCCTGTTTATGATGACGCTAGCCAAGCACATATCGCTGAACATCTGGCTCTACGGCCTGGGCCTGTCCTGCTTGGAGTTAATGCTTCAGCGTTTGGTTCAACAGCTATATTGTGCCAGTACAAAAACTCGATATTGACAATACTGAACTCATGGGCTTTACCCGGGGATGCGGGACAAACCATGAGGCCCATCCTTGAAGAAGCGCAACTCTACGCCGGTCGATCTCTCACGGTTAGTGCCCCTCCGGATAACTTCGATACCAGGAACTCCCTGGGACTGCGTGCAGCCCTGCGCGGCCTTGCAGAGCTACGCAGAGGTGGTGATGCGGTGCGGGGCCGAGAAGTTATACGAGGGTTGTTCCGATCGGAGGTGGCTGGTGCCGCTCGATTGCTTATCGGGCCCGACGCCACCTGGGCAAGACGCGCCATATTTGGAGGTTACGCGCGTCTGGATGGAAAGGTAGACCCGGCGCCAGGGCTCTACGCGACCCTTATGGAAGGGCTGGAGAGCATTATGGCTGGGGTGAGCCAGCAGTCTGAGGATACGCAGCAGATGATTGCCGTAGACCCGCGCAGCGGGATGCGGTATCAGACGGCGGCATTGGAGAGAGGGCGACGATGAGCGTGGTTGAGAAGATTTTGGAAGAGCGGGCTAAGACGCATGGGGTGTTTGTGGATCATGCGTCGATCACGCAGCAAATAAAGACCTTGCTAGGAAGCCATGGTAATAAATTGTCGGTTGTCCAAAAGGAGGCGTTGGACATGATCGCGCATAAGATCGGGCGCATCCTTGCCGGGGACCCTAACCATAAGGATCACTGGGACGACATCGCCGGGTACGCAACGCTTGTCAGCAAAGAGCTCGCGCAAAGACCAGACATACCGGTTGATCGACAGCCGGTTGACAAATACAAACAGTTTAAGGTATGAAATAAGCAGTTCAGCCACCCTCCGTTGACTTGACTTTACAACGCCTATTGAGCATAAAACTCGATAGGCGTTTTTTATGGAGACACGCATGGCAGTGCCCGCATATGTTCTTGGAGCCCTTAATGCTTTTGCGGTGATCGCCAAAGCGCAAAACCCTGTCGATACCTCGACGCTGTCTGTGCTTGAGCAGGTTGCGCAGATGCTCGACTTCGCGATTGGCAGCAACTCGCTTTACACGAGCGCCACGACTTCCACGACGGCGATTGTAACACCAGCGTTCTATCCTCCTCAGAATGCAACTGTGCAGCCCATCGATACGTCGCTCATTGGCGGAGTTGGTCCGGGCCAGGCTGGCAGTGCGTGGTAATCTGAATGGACAAAGAGGCGGAAGACAACGACCGCCTCACGGAGGCGCCAGACAAGCCGCGTAAGACGCGCGGCAAGAAGAACGGCGCGCGGGCAAGGAACGATAACCTTGCCGGAGATGAGGACATTGTAGAGCACCTTGAAAAGCTCTATGACGACATCGAGGCAGGCTTCGAGGCGGAAGCCGACAGGCACACGGACATCGTTGATAACTGGAAGATGTACCGGTGCGAGCTGGACGCGCATCAGCTCTTCAACGGGCGGAACCAGCTCTATTTGCCTTTAGTCTATGACGCCACGCGGGCGCGGGCGACCAGGTTCACGAACCAGCTCTTTCCGCAAAACGGCAAACATGTCGAGTGTACTACGGCGGACGGTACGCTACCGCGTGCCGCTTTGGCGATATTGGAGCGGCACATCGACAAGGCCCGGTTGCGGGAGCTGGCTCCCGCCATGTTCATTGCCGGTGATTTGGAGGGCAACTACAATCTCTATGTGCAGTGGCAGGACAAGAAGCGCTACGTTACCAAGCGCGTGAGCAAGCCTGTCGAGGTTGAGGAAGGGGTGCCTGCCGGTAAGACCGAGGACGTGGAAGAGGAAGAAATTTCCGAGGGAGGTCCCTTGGTCGACATCATCCCTGATGCGGACATCTGCATCCTGCCAGCAACGGCTTCCGGGCTTGACGACGCCATAGCGCAGGGCGGATCGGTGACGATCGTCAGGCGGTGGAACAAAGCCAGGATCAAGCAGGCCATCAAAGACGAGGAGATCGGCGAGGACGAGGGCGAAGAGCTGCTCGAGAACATGCGTAAAGAGGAAGACGGGAAATATCTGGACAGCGCCAAAGCGGCGACCAAGGCCGCAGGGCTTCGTAAGGACGGGCGCGGTAAATGGGCGCTCGTCTATGAGACATGGACAAACTTGGAGGTGGACGATGAGGAACGCCTATGCCAAATATTCTTCGCTGGCGCGGACAAAATTCTCAAGGCTAGACGCAATCCGCTTTGGTCTGACAAGCTCCCTCTCTTATCTGTCCCGGTGCAAAGACAACCTGGCTCAGCGAAGGGACAGGCCCCGGTCGCCGCAGTGGCCGATATGCAGTATTATGCGAACGATGTCTTGAACGAGACGGCGGACGCGGTTAATTATGCGCTATTGCCCATTATAACACGCGATCCGGAGAGTCAGACGGCTCCTATGGTTCTTGCACCTGGTGCGATATGGAACATAGGGCCGGACAAAGTCGGGACTTTAAAGTTCCCGGAAATATGGAAGGAAGGTTTTGAAATCCTGGCTGACCTTCAAGCCAAGGTAAACCAGACATTGTCCGTCAGTCCGGCCATGATAACCCAGCCGCCGGGTGGAGCTAAGGCAAAGAAGAACCAGGCTGAGATAGCCCAGCAGCAGCAGGTCGAGTTGCTGACGACAGCCGATGCAGTGGCCGTGGCGGAACAAGGCATCTTCACGCCGCTTGCCAGCCTCATGCTCGACATGGACTACCAATACAGAGACACTAAACTTCTTGTCAGGCAGTATGGGCCTATGGGGGCCTCAGCCATAAGCGAGGAGGTGCCTCCTTTGCAGAACGATGCGCGGTTCGTCGTGCGGTGGTGCGGAGTCGAGGCGGCGCGGGGCGCCCAGCAGATACAGCAGAAGATCGCTCTCATGGGCATCCTCAGGGCGCTCCCGCCCGCGAGCTACCCTGATTATACCCTCGACATGCAGCCGATGATCGTGGACGTGGTAGAGAGCACGTGCGGGCCGCAGCAAGCCAGGCTTACCCTCAAGGATCATCGTTCGCAGCTCAGCGTCGATCCGGCGATCGAAAACAGCATGATGGACGATGGGCTGTTCGTGGACGTGCATCCGTCCGATAATGACCAGGAGCATATTGCGGCGCACACAGGGAAATTAAAGTCCGAGGGCGATCCGGCGGGGCTGCTTCTGCCGCACATCAACAAGCACGCGCAGCAAGCGATGGTCAAAGTCGCCGCGCAGAAAATGGCGCTCTCGGGGGGCGGACAGCAAAAAGGCCAAGGCCAGCCGAACCAAACACCGCCCGGTGCGCAGCCGCGCGGACCGCAAGGCGTTCAGCAGCCCGCAGGGGCTATACCTCAAGATCAAATGAAGGACGCATCGGTGATGCCTCGTAAGGAGATGCAGTAATGCCATCGATCATAAGCAATCCTGTGCTGCCTATACCGCTGGCAAAGACGGCCACTCCGAACGAGATGCTTGGCACGCTGAACCAGCTTATCAATGCGGTGAACAATCCGGTCTCAGAGTCGCCCATAAACTATATGCAAGTGCCAGCCGGAGCCTCCGCGCTCTTCAGCGTCGTCCAGCCTTTGGGATATACAGGGCCGTGCCTGCGCGTGCAGAGGTCTTCGGACAATACGCAGCTCGATATAGGCTGGTCTCCGCAGAATGTGAACGGCAATTTGTGGAGCGTCGTCGATTGGCCGACCGCAGATGCGTTCGCGGCAGGCAGCACATTGACCGTTGTGACCTGGTATGACCTGTCTGGAAACGGGGCGAACGCCGTATCAGGAACTAACACGCCGCAATTCTCGCCTTATTCTAACTTCAATTCTTGCAGGCCCATAACGTTCAACGGACTAGGGTCTTCCGTGGCGCCTGTTAGGTATAATTTTGATGCGCCTGTCAGCGTCACTACAGGGCAGTTCACTCTATATATGGTGGCAGCGCCGCGTAATATGTGGTGGCAGTATTCGTTTGGGGGGTTACAGTCAGCTCCAGGCGGCACTGACGTTGCGACGACATACGGAGGAAGATCGGCGATCAGCCCATTGAACGTATGGAACAATGCTGCGGGGCAGCACATAGGAGCTACAGGCACAAACGCGGCAAAATTCTTGCCTAGCAGTTATTGCACACTGTCTTTCTCTGGCAGCGGAGCGGCACAGCTCAACACAAATCAGTTTACGATAACGCCGCTGGTGTCGCAGATTGCTGGAAATCTTTGTATAGGCGCTTCTTCCAGTACAGGGCCTCTTACAGGTTATGATTTTACAGGCGACATGTTCGTCGTGGCGCTATACCCATCCAATCACACACAAACACAACAAACTCAATATAATCTAGCGTTGAGCTCACCATTACAGCCTGCTTATAAAAAATATATAAACATGGTGTATAGCGGGTGCAGTTTCGTAGGCAGCTACAATCAGACATTCGCTAGGCTACTGCCTTGGCAAGCAGGCTTCGGACGCTTGCCTTCCGAGGACAACAACGGTAATTTTCTACATCCGTCAAGACCTAATGTAAACATTTTCAATATGGGGTATCCTGGTGTAACGCTAGCTACAGAGTACGCTGATTATACATACTACGCAGCAAGTCTGTATAATGCGTCGGCCCAACAGAATATCTATATTATGTCAGAGCCTACCAATGATATATCGGTAGCTACATATACATCGCAGGCAAATGCGTACGCTTCTATGGCTACATTATTTACAGGCACTACATTGCCTTTTGTAAATGCTTTGATGCTTGCTGGGTATAACAACATAATAGTGCCTACCATCATTCCTCGCACAGGCTTTGTATCTGGGTCAGGCAATTACTATGAAGATGCCAGGCTTTATTATAATTGGCTTGTGCGAACGAGTTTGAGCAATGCGACGCCAGCACTCAACCAAGCCTCGTTTACAGGTGGCACAAACATGGCGGTGCCAGATGCGGGAACGGCATATATAGCGAATGGGTATAGGTGCTCAGATAGAGCCAATATACCCCAGTTTGCTACGAGCAGCGCCAATTTGAACCCCGCGGTGTTCTCTTCAGACAATATTCATCCTAACGACTTGGGGTATAACCTGATGGCGGGTTGCGATCTGCGGGAAATATTTTCGTTCGTATAGAAGGAGTGTAGACTATGCCTATCAATCTGTCGAATTTCGTAGGACCGAATGAAGTAACTTCTTGGTACGATCTTCTTATTGAGCAGATCAACGCTACCCAATCGCCAAGCGCAGGAATTACTGTATTCGGTAATACAGGGTCTATAACTTTGCCTGCGGCGGCAATATGCTCGGGACGAGACATATCTTATTGCGACCTGGTAGGCACTCTAACAGCCAATCAGACGCTAACTACAGACACAGCAGCCAATATCGTCAGTTTGTTACAGGGTATCTTTGGACCTGGTGTGACGCTGTCTGGAACGACCTGGTCGTTACGGATTATAAACGCGAGCGCAGGGGCGTTCTCCTGGACGCTTGCTGGCGGTACTGGTGTTACTGTTCAGACGGCAGGCGGTGACGCAACATCCTTGGCTATCGCGCAAAATACCTGGCGTGATTTCATGGTCAGTATTGCTAGCTCAACAAGCGTCTATATGTACTCAGTAGGCACCGGCACCATATCATAAGAGGGCTTTATGGCTTTAGCATCTTTAAACCCTACAGCCAGTCTTACTCTTTCCTGCGGAAAGACATCCTCGGCCGCCGCGATCCCCACAACGGGGTCGCCGACGACCATGGTCGTCACGAACATCCCTGCGCCTGGCAATGAGACTGGCAACGTGGCATTTGTTCAAATGGGAACTTCCAGCTCGGTGCTAGCATCTGATCTGACCTCGTATCCGGTCCTGGCCGGCCAGTCGGTAGTCTTGACCATTGGGAGTAATACATATATAGCGGCAGTCACTCAGTTCGGCGAGACGCAATTAAATATTACTGTAGGAACTTAGTTCATGCCTTTTATCAAAGCGGACCCGAACGACCATGATATGCTCATTACTATTGTCCGGGACGTGTCGCACATACGAGGAGGTATGGACGAGCTTAAAACACAACATAGCAAGATGATAATCCGTCTTGAAAATCTGGAACGTGAAGTCGCCGAGAAAATATCTAAGATAGAGCAACAAGCCATAACCAAGGCGAGCATAACGACTTTGTTCGGTATGACCGTGGGGGCGTCCAGTTTGATCGCGGCGGTGATTAGCTGGTTTCACGGGGGCATGACGCGTGGCTAACATACCTCTCTTCATCGATCTTCCGATCACGGAGTTGTTGGAGAGACTCAATCTGCTTATCATCGACATCAACGCGGAGATCGCAGCACTAAACAATGCGGCGAACGCGGCGCAGCTTAATGTCTATTCAGTGGCAGGGTTGCCTTCCAGCCCGTCGTTAGGCGCTATTGCTTTTGCCACGAACGGAAGGAAGATTGGGGAAGGCGCGGGTAGCGGCACAGGTGTTCCGGTTTATTATTCCTTGGGACAGTGGAGAACGTTTTCAGATGACAGCCCTGTTACGGTTTAGCGTTCTATTCTGTCTATGGGCAGGCGTGGCGGCGGCACAGGTTGCCCCGCAAAACCCTAATCTATTCTGGGCTACGCCGAGCACAGGGACAGGATATCTGGGGCTGCGGGCGATTGCTCCACAGGATTTTAATTCAGGCACAGGGGCGAGCGGCTCCACGTGTCTGAGCGGGCTTATGACTTGGATCGCCTGCACCGGATCGTCTGTCATAAACACCGGCGCGCAAGGTCAGATAGCGTATTATGCGGCGGCAGGCACCACGCTGAGCCCCTTGTCGGCTGGCACCGCAGGGCAGTTTTTGCAGTCTAACGGGGCGGGGGCGGCGCCGACTTGGGGAACGAGCACTACGTCAGCCTATGAACAGGCCGCAAACACAATTGCAGTTCTCCAAGCGTTCGGAGGTTTATGATGCTCAGATGGTTACTCGGGTTTTTATTGTTTGCCTCAGAGGCATTGGCGACGACTCCTAATAGTATAATAACCCCGCAAACTATTTCTCCTGGTTACCAGCAGTTTATTGGCGGCACCGATGCCCCAGGCACACCCAAGACCGTGTTTACTGCGGGATCTAGTGGCGCTAAATGTTATGGCGGATATGCGAATACAAATGATAGCACAGCACACAACATATTTTTGCAGATAAACCACTCACCATTTACACTCAATGTAGCCGGTGTTACAATACCTGCGAATACGGTGTTAGGCACACCTACTGCTTTGATAACAACTACCTCATGGCCTGGGTTGCCTGTTGATGACTCAGGCAACTATTACGTGTTGCTTGGGGCAAATGATTACATAACAGCATTTTATGCAACATCTTTGAGCACGTCTACTTATTTGGAGCTATCTCTGATATGCGTAAACTTCTAATCGCTTTAGCGTTATGCTTTTACGCTTGTGCGGCGCAGGCGCAGCTCGGATGGAACTTTGGTGATAGCCCGCATCGCAGTAACGAGACTTTCAATAGACTAAATCTAGGCCCTGCGAATGCCAATAAAATATTGGCAACCGGCGCTACAGGGATTATGCAGCCGACGCTGACATTACCTTCTGTCGTGCAGCAGAACATAACTCAGACGGGTATTCTGACGACGGACATCTTGGCTGCAAGCGGGCGTCCATGGGCTGACGTGCGCGCCTTTGGGGCCAAAGGGGATGGCGTAACCGACGATACGGCGGCTTTCAATGCGGCTATCGCGGCTGTTACAGCGCTTGGTTCAGGTACGATCTATATCCCGCCTTCGACAAGTTCATACTGTATAAAGACTTCTGGCGGTATAACTTTAAGCGCTTTCGGTGTGCGCATGGTAGGCGCCACTGATGGCTATTACTCTAGCCTAGATGCTTGTGGCACGGATACAACTATAGTCACAATGAACAATGCGTTCATAAGCTTGGAACATATAAACATAGCAGGCAAAGGCATAGACGATAGTGCTACGTTTGGAGCATCACAGGCTACCATAAAAGTTACGAACCTGTGTATTAGCTGTTCTATAGAGCATGTCATTGTAACAGGCGGGGCCTTTGCCATCCAAGGATTAGGAACACCGAGCCAGCATATTGATGATGTCATGCTGTTTGATGTAGTTTCTTATGACACATACCAAACCTTGATTGATATACAAGATGGCGGATGGTGGATGAATAGGGTCAAGCTTGATCAAAGCTGGCCTTATGGACAGCCAACCCCAGGACTAAGCTCTATTCCTAATTGGGCGGCAAGCACATCGCATTCAGCCGGTGACCTCGTTATAACACAAGGATGGATCATACAGTATATGACATCCGGCACTACAGGAACATCAGCACCCGCGCTTAAAAATTATGGACGCACAATAACAGACGGCACAGCCACGGCAGAAATAGTCTCGCCGTCATCAGCATATTACGCTATTCATTTTGAGGGTGCCTCAGAGACACAAATGACGCAGATAGATATGTCAGGCAGTTTCTACGCTGGCATGTATATAGATAAGGACTCGTCAGGCAACCCGTCGCAATATATAGAATGTTCTCAATGTGTAGCAGGACAGACGTTAAGTTCTGATATATATTTGAATTATGGACAGAGTGTATATATAACAGATAGCCATTTAGGATCGTGTACATATTCAGGCTGCGGCATGGTGCTTGTGAATAGCACTTATGCCGGTGATTTCAATATGGAAGGCGGGGCTTTTCTAGGTACAGGCATCGGAGCGCTGGTAGGCGGCAGCGGGGGCACGACGTTTCAGGGTGTAACTTTCAACGGTCAGTCTACAGGCATACAAGTAAACGGTGTGGGTAATTTAGCGGCTATTGGTAATAGGATAGGTGTAAACGGAACAGGATCGATAGGCACTATAACGACAGGCATAAACATATTATCAGGGTCTAATCATTACACCTTGCTTGGTAACATGTGTATAAATGTGACTACTTGCATATCAGACAATGGTGGCGGTTCTGATAAAATGGTGCAGAACTCTACAGGTATAGCTATGAGTTCTGTAGGGCCTATAGTTCTTGAAAATTCAGGCGTAACTAATTTCTCAGTGTCATCTACATTGATAACAGCAAACAAATCGTTGTCTTTACCCATTGAAAATGGCACCACCGGTTATCCTATAATTCATGTGGATGAAGCTACGCCTATTGCAGGAGTAGCTGGCGGTCAATTCGGCTCTACTCCAGCTTCCTATATACGTGGTATATCTTCGATTTATACCGCAATTGTTGGAAATGCAGGGCTAGGTATATCATCATTAGTAGTGCAGGATGGTTCTGGTGGTTTCAACTATCCAACAGGAATAAATGCTTTTGCACAATTAGATTATGCCGGATACTGGGCTTTTCCTGCAAATTTCATTTGTGAAAGTTTTACACACGGCGGATGCGTATCTGAGTTTGACTCGAATAATTGGTATGCCAATCCCGTGCCATATCCGGCAGGGACATTCCCGCCAGATTATTCGACAGGCGGTCTTGCATCAAACAACTATGCAAGCGGTTTGCAGATCATGGCGGGCGGCAACTACGATAGTATGTTCGGGCTAGGCATCGGAGAGAACTCTGGAACAGGCAGCGGCACACAAAGTTTTATTGCGGGGATTTATATGTGGCCCGCAGGAGCACGGCATTATGGCTTATTGATCGATGCTACCTCCACTACAAGTGCATCGTATGGGGCTTATATCAAATCGGCAGCTGCTAACGTAAATTTGGTGCTACAAACAATAGGTAGTGAGGTTGCTGGAAATTCTGTTTTCGGTGTTATAGATGCAACAAATACAAATCATCTAAATATACATCAAGACGGATCAATAGTAACAAGCGGAACTTTATCTATTGGAGGAGGATCGCCATCGTTCGGAGCATGCGGCAGTTCGCCCAGTTTTCCGACAGGTTCTCATAATAATTCTACAGGTGTAATAGCAGTAGGCACATCGCCATCAGGAGGCACATGCACATTAAATTTTTCCACGGCATATGCAAACATAGAGTCATGCATCGCGTCTCAGATCAGTGGTACAGCCACGCCGGTAGAAATAGGGTTCAACACGTCTTCTATTACACTTAGTAATGTTGTAGGTGGATATACCTATTCTTATGCTTGCTTTGGAAACTGATATGAAGAAACGAGTATTTATCATTTATGGGCTATGCATGGCCTGTATGACATCTCCGGCTTTTGCTATGGACCTTACTGTCGAGCTGTCTGCGCCTGTGCTCTTGCAGGATAATAGAACAAAAAAAGAAATGTGTATAACACAACCTGAACCTGGGCAAAAATGTGCTGATAAACGCGCCGAGACGCTCGGTGATCTTGTCCAGTTCGTC